ATGAGAACGTGCTTAGTACGTGCAATCTATCCTGTATCCATTTCGGCAATGCTTCTAATGATTCATATATACCTTCCTGTACGGGTTCCATGTCAAGGGCATAGTTAAGGGACTCCACGTGGGGCCGTCCCTTGTCATCAAATTCAACTCGATACGTTATTGTCATCTGGTTATGTCACTCTCTACTTCCTCAATATAAAACACGTTAGTAGCAACCTTGTACCCAATGTTCGGCACGTACTGGTTAATACTAAACGTCTCAGCCACAGCCAGCTTGCCAATCAACCACTGACGATCCGCTATATCTGAGTCGTTGTACCACGAATCGACCGTTACCTTTGCATCGGTCCACATTTTAATCGGCATTCTCCACTCGCCTTCAAGATCAACGTGACGAACACGTGCCGTGCGATACACAACACCGTGCTCTCTTACTTGGACGTACACACACCACGTTACCTTACAACGATTTGATTCATTCTCGTAATCTTTTTTGTGGTCTTCTAGCGTTCTGAGGTTATTGTGAAACTCCACGTCCTTCTCATTGCGGTCGGCCCGTCCCTGTGCATACGCATCCAATGCTGGCAGTACCTCGGGCAATAGCTTCTCAGTGATGCGACGCAAACTCTCGTTACCTACCCCGCTTAGGTCAGAGCCAAACAATAACTTGACACGTGCTTGCCTCACCCTACCATCCGCATCATCAATGTTGCGTCCTTGAAATCTGCCTACGTCTTCCCTGAATTGTCTGGCAATCTCTAAGGCATTGTGCGGTTGCAACCATGCGTTTGCATTGTGTACTGCTACGTCTAGCTTCTCCGTTGCAACCATCAGATGTTGGGCTTTGTCGTCAGAGAATTTCTTGTTTTCGATGCGACGTGACACGATGGTGTAGCGCAGTCGCCCATCATCCTTTACTGATCCCCAAGTACCAAACCCGATGACGCCACGTGGGAACGCTTCGTTCTCGTAGTACACATACACGTACTCGTAGGGCGTGTTGGGCTTATTAAAGAACGGAATAAACTTAGCTTTTCTAGACTGCGCCTTGAATGCACGTACGAACTCAGCGGTACGCTTACTCGCGTTGAATGTACCAAGCTCGGTCGTTATCCAATTGCCATCCATTGGCAACGCAGGTGTAGCGGCAAAATAGTTTTTAGCAAGTCGCTCCAACGATTCCACTGTTTCCCACAACGCGGCCTCTAGATATTGTTTGCCTTCATTACTCATGTCATTACTCCAAGGTTGTTAGGGAGTCCCTAACATATATTTAATTACAACGTGACGGGTTCAGTCTGCTCGACCTCGATGACATAACCCAATCGTTTAATCAGGTCGATGGTCATCGAAGTTAATGTTGAGTGCCCCGCAATACGGGCAAACAACTTAGCATCATCACACACGGGATATACGGTACGGTTACCGTATATATTTTTTACTTTGACTACTATCTTCATCTCACACCTCCACATGTACGGTGCGGCCCACGGTGGGACACGCACTCGGGTTATCTGCAATCGCCCACACCACGGGGCAGGGCCACGTACCCCATCCGGCATACAAGTCACCGTCAGTCAGCACGATGGCAACCTCGGGCTTGATACCAAACTGTTGCATGTACTGTGTTACGCAGTTCACATCCGTACCCCCGCCACCCTTGGGCTTAGTACACTTGACGATATCCTGCACGTCGCTACCCTTGTAGATCTCCTCGCTACATACACTCGTGTCCCAATAGATGACACGTACTGCTTCTGGCTTGATAGCTGTTGCGATCTTCGCTACTTCCCCCAGAAAGACAGCCACCAAGGAATCTCCGATACTGCCTGACATGTCGATTGCAATGACCATCTCCTTGATGGTCTGACTGTACGTGCTAGGCAAGTACACATCCTCCATCACACCACCGACCTCGACTTGCTGACCCATGAACCTACGGTTGGGACGTGCCCACGTCTGATACTCTGTGCCCGGACACATAGCTGTAAGGATCTCGCGTAGCTCGTCCTCCCATCGAACCTTGCTCTGCAAGATGTCCTTGATCACACGACTACCGCCCGTGCCATTCTTGCTAGCCATAAGCTCAGTCTCACGCAACGCGGTGTCGATCTCTTGGGCAAGCTCCTCTTGCTCCTGCTTGCTTAGTTCTTGGGCACCTTCCCAGTCGTGCTCGTCGAACCCTTGTTGCTTGTCTTTTTGCTTGGACTTGCTTGGTTGTCCCTCGCCATCCATGCCTTGCTCGCCATCGCTTGGCTCGCTCTCACCTTGTTCAGTATCGGACCCGCCCTCTTCATCTTCTTGCTCCTGCTCTTTACGTAGTAACTTATAGATCTGCTTGCTGTTCATGCCCGCAAATCGCTCATCTAACATGCCGCCCTTGGGCATCACGATCCACCCGTCTCCGCCATAGTCGTTGGTCAACCACAGATTAAGATAGTAATCGCAAGCCCTGTTCGCACAGTCAGGGTCTTGCTCGTGCAGTTCGCTCCACGTGGTTAGGTGTTGCAACATCTTGTGCCCAACCTCGTGCATAATCAAAAAGCGAAGCTCGGCGTCAGATAAAGACTTGACGAACGCACGGCCATACCACTCGTCCCGTCCATTGGTGCGTGCAGTCGGGCAGTCCTCGACTACCTCCTTAGTACCTATCTGCAAGACACCACGAAACTCGGGTGCATGGGCGAGGATGTCACCGCACGCCTTCTTGACGCGCTGCTCCTCAGTTAGTTTAGCGAAGATACTCATGTGTTTTCCTTATGTCCTTGGTATTGTTTAGTTTAGTCGGGTTTACTTACTGATCCTTACGGAGCATGTAAGCATTCTTCATGGCCCATGCCGTGTATCCGGGTGAAGTTACTACCACTTGCTGACGCTTTTCATCGTACGTCTTAGCCGTCGCGCCCTTGCCGAACAGAGCCTGCTCCTCCTCGGGTAGGCGTCCAAGGTATTGCATCCAAGGATCAATGAACTCACGGTCAACCATGCCCAACACTTTCGTGATGATCATGCACCGCACTGCCGCGCTAGTCGGAACCTTGGCAGACATTGGATCTGCCTTGATACTCGCAACGCTTGGCATCTGCTTACTCATCTTGTACCAGATCAACAAGTCAGCGGCAGAGTCGGGGCCAATCGTGCCAGTGAGTGCGGCAATCAAAGTCTGATCATCAATCAGGTCGGGATTGTTCTCGGCCTCGGTCAGGATGTCGCTTGCGGCGTGGATACTACGACCAGTGCAGAACGACTCGCGTTGTTGCTTGGGGTGAAAGATATGCGGGTTGTCCTTTGGATCTTTCACGTCATCGAAGTCGGCAAACACTTGGGGCGTCTCGACCACCCACTTGGTAACGGCAGGGTGAATACCCGCATTGATTGCGAAGTTCTCGACCCACTCGTCTGCCGTACTCGTGCGGGTTTCGATGATCACGATACGGTTACGTGCATGGGCGGGGATCAAGTCACCGAGTCCCTCTGCTGCTTTGTTAGTAGTAGCAAAGACCAGCGAGTCCGCATGGAGAGCAATACCGCCGGGGCCAACACGCTCAAGCATCAGGCGAAGCATCGCCTTCAGTACACCCGGGTCGGCCTTGCCCAACTCGTCGATCATGAGGATGATCGGCTTGCCCAGATGCAGACCAAGCTCCTCGTGAGGTACGAACGTGACGTACCCCTGTGAATCAATGCTTGCCATCCTAGGCATAGACAGATCGCCCGGGACTTTCGTGGTGCAGTCGAAGTAGATTGTTGAATGAGTGGGGTAACGCTTGCCCAGCATCTTGAGAGTTGAGGACTTGCCCGAACCCATCGGGCCACGCAACAGAACGGTGCGCTTTTTGCCCATTGCGGCAATGAAGTTAGATGCTTGAACGAGTGAGAGCTTGTTAGCAAAAGTATTCATGTCTGATAATTCCAAGGTAAAAAATAAATATAAGTAGTGAGAGATCGGTAGAGATAGTTAGTTCGGGGTATCCCGAACTAACTCGGTGCAATCAATTAAAGTCGATGCTCGGCAGGTCACGGATCAGGGCGTCCACCCCACGCTTCACATCGTCCCGCACAAGCGGGTCGTGCTTCAACGCATCCACGGACACGCCGTCGAGCATGTCCTCGATCTTGCGACGCATCGATGCGATCTGCGAGTCCTCGCCTAAGCCGAACGCATCTGCCATAGGCAGGATGTCGAGCACGTTGCTCAGGATGTTGGCGTGCATACGCTTGCCGTTAGACTTCTCGCCCTCGGGTGCAGGGACTAGCTTGGATGAGATGTTAGACAGAGCACTGATTAACCGATCCTTGTAGTCGCCTACCATCCCGGTGAGGATAGTCTGATAGTGCTGCTTGTAACGCTCACGCTGCTCGACCAACGCTTGGTTGGTGATATCAACCCGCCAGTCCCCTGCCTCGGGGATGTTAGATGTACGGATCTCAATGCCAAACTTGCGTTTCATCTCGTCCAAGGTGAAATAGTCTGCCGCGTTATACATGTTGCCGAGCTTGAGCGGTGCTTGTGACATCTCCCATGCATACACGTCATAGAACGCTTCGCTCAGGCGCTCGTGCTCCTTGATCTCCGCATCCATCTCGTCCATGTAGTTCTGCAAGCGAGATACAGGCAAGCAACGAAGCTCACCCATCCAGTCGAAGGTGAGTTGGTAATGCTTGAGCCGTGCCTTGGCGATGTGCTTCTTGATTGCATCCAACTCGTTGCAGTTGGGGAGCAACTTCTTATTCACTACTGCCGAACCCGTTTCGGCATTGTTCGTCTGCGTGACCTCGGCAGTGGCTTGCCGGTCCTTGACCGTGCCTTGCCAGTAGCTAGCCTTAAACATGACTAACATGGCAGAGGTAGCGATTGAGATATCCCGAACAGCGGCGGGGGCGGTGATGGTCATATTCATGTAAGCAGTCATTTCAAGCTCCAAGGTTACTTCGGGGTATCCCGAATTAAGTTTCTCTAGGATGGGTCGGCTAAGTCGCTTTCCCATCCTCGTATTATACACGATCTATCACAAAAGTCAAGCGTTTTTAGCGAACCGTTAAGAACAGGCACTTACCGATATCGCACCCGCCAAGCAATCCCTCGATGAAGAGGACACCAAGCAGGGCAACAAGCAGGTAGGAACCAAGCACGAGGGCGATGGGCTTCCACATAATTAAATACTCGGGATGAACTTGGGGTTGAGTTGCTTGAGCAGGGCAGGGTCCCTGATAAGTATGTAGTTTGACTTCGCCATCGGTGCGACCGTGAAGTTCACGGCGCGAGCGAGTTCCTCGCCGCAATCGAGGCAGGTGCGATACCCAATCGCCCGACGCTTAGGACTGAAGTTCTCACTGCACACAGTGCAGATTGGCTTGATCTTGAACTCGGTGTTCTTTACTGCATTCTTCATCTCAGACTCCAAAGTTGCTTCGGGGTACCCCGAATTAAGTTAGTACCAAACATGGTCAAGCTGGACGCTCTCCCATTCTCGTATTATAGCACACCTAACGTCATTTGTCAAGCGTTTTGTGAGGTTCTGTTTGGTTTGGTGGTAGCTATGTGGTGTGGGTGTTTGGTTTGGTGGTAGCTATGTGGTGTGGGAGTGACATCGGACGATGACGTAGGAAGAGAAGTGTAGTTTGGCGCTTTGGGGTGGTGTAGAAATATACTGTACCAAACTGTTCTTTTGGGGGGGCTTGCAAGTGCTTGAAAATAAACGACTGTTCGCCGCGAGTGAAAGTTCGAAAAAGAGGAGGTCGATCTTTTGGCGGGGGGTTAGGCATGGAGAAAGCGAACACTCGCGGGGGTGGGGGCAAGGCGTCCCGTTGGGAAAAGTATGGTCACCTCAAACCGAACTTTTAGAACAATATAGTTTAGTTTAGTTTCTTATGTATTTATACTCCAAAAATGGCTGATTTTCTGTCATTCCCACACCACCTCTGTGCTGTATTTGTCACGAAACATATTGTTCCTGATGTGTTCGTTTTTGCCTTTTGAAAACCGAACAGTATGGGCGACCCGCTGCTCTCGTAACTGGTTTCTCAAAGTTGCTTCGGGGTACCCCGAACTAACTTTTTACAGAACAGCATTCCACTACCACCCCCAGTGTCAGAAACCAAACATCCACACCACATAGCCGATACGAAACCACACATGGGCGGCACGCTGCTGAAGTAACTGGTTTCTTTTTACTATTTCCTTATTAGGTATTTTTCTGTGGGGAAAGTAGGTCAGAAAGTTAGTTCGGGGTACCCCGAAGTAAGTATGCCTAGCCGATGCGGTATGCCTAGCCAAAAAGCTGGACGAAAAAAAACCCGGGACAAAGCCCGGGTCGAAAATTTGGACGAAAAAAAACCCCGAACCGTTTGGTCCGGGGTACAAAGTTAGTTCGGGGTACCCCGAACTAACTATCTTACTTAGCCTTAGCCTTAGCACGTGCCTTAGCACGCTCAGGGACCGGAGCTAACTTAGCCTCGCAATCCTTGCGACACTGAGCGACAATGCCAGCCAATGGAACAAACTTGCTATCGGTAGCACCTTTGAATTTTTTCTCCCACGATGCCATGGCCGCAATGAATTGTTGCTCCCACTTAGCCTCGTCAGCGGCTTTAGCCTCAGCCGCGATCTGATCCTCAGACTTGCCAGCGGCAATACCGGCCTGACGTAAGGCTTCAGCGGTAGCCGCACCTTCGCGAGCGATCAACGCGGCCTGATAGTACTTGATCCGCTCCCCGACTGCTCTGTGCTCTTTCGAGCGAAAGTCTTGCAATTGCGAATCAGCGTGCTTCGCGACTGGCTTTTTACCAGTAAAGAAAATCGAGGGGTTAGCCTTGCGGACCGTATCGAAAAGGTTCGCGATAGTCTCAGCCTTACGGTCCCCAACCAAGTGGAACAAAGCCGCGACTGAGCGAGGATCAGACTTCGTTACCCCAGCACGCAAGACACGAGCATTCACCAATGCAGTGTGCATGTTGTGGTACGAACTCCCCATGACTTCCCCGGCTTTCGGCTTGTCGAGATCCTGAGATGACCAACCCTCAGCGACAAGGGTATCGATCACACTCAGAGCGGACGTCTCAGCCTTAGCCGCGTCGATTTCAGCGGATGACAAGAGTTTGAAAAGAACGGTATTTACGATCAGTGCCATGTTGGATTCTCCGATTGGCAGTTGAGTTACTTCGGGGTACCCCGAACTAACTAGCAGGACGTGAATTGCCTTGCATGTAATTAGTTATACGGAAACCCTCGCACAATTGCGCCCTATTCAGCCGATTTATTTTCGTTCTGGTTCGCGGTACGATCCGACCTCGGCGCTCGGCGCGGTGCGCTCGGCTGGGCTGGCTAGGGGGCTGGTCGAGCCGGATGGCTAGGATGGCAGACCCACCGGAGGGGTATCACCCCCTTATGGCTTAGGGTCCCCGGGCCGCTGTAGACTTACTATTTCAGACAAACGATGCCCTATTTCCTGAAATCTACCCACCCCCCTTCCTAGAAAAAGCCCCCCTACCAAAAATATACCCCTTGCAAAAATTTTTTTATTATGTTATACCTGCAATACCGGCTGCTATAGCTTGCGACTCTTATGCTTATTACTCCTGACATCGGCGTAGAGATTACGCCCGAAATTAGCTTTTCTAACCTGCATGACCTTGCAGAATTTGGTGCTAACACGGCTGAATTACTCCACCGCAACGGGTTAGAGTTAGATAAAAGCCACGAGAATGAGGAAGTAGCTGCTCAATTAGCTACTGCTTACGCCGCAGATCCTATTGGTACTACTAAACAGATCACCCCCATACGTGCGGCGTCCCTGCCACCCGCCGTTCTAATACAAACACGGGATATCCTCGATACTTTTGGACGTGCAGTTGTCAAGCAAGCGGTTGAATTACGTCATCTTGTTACCAACAAGCTCATTATTGAGTCGGAAAACCCCGATCCAAAGGTGCGTATCCGCGCTTTGGAGTTACTTGGCAAGATTTCGGACGTGGGCTTGTTCACTGAACGTACTGAAATAACTGTTACCCACCAATCTACGGACGACCTACGCACCAAGCTGCGAGAGAAGTTCAATCGGCTTAAAGAAGTCGAGGACGCCAAGGTGATTTCGCCCTTGGAACTAGAGTTGGATGAGGAATTGGGTCTAAATGGGTGACCTAATGGTTGATTTAGGCTTCTCAGACGAGGAAGTTGACGAGCTTCTGGCGCGTTTGGACGAGTTTTCCGAGGAAGAACAGACCGAAATCCTGCAAATTGCAGACACTCTGAGTACCCGCAAGCACGTGCAGTCGTGCTATGACGACTTAATTGAGTTCTGTAAGCATATGCAGCCCGACTACAAGGTCGGAAAACACCACAGAATCCTCGCCAACCTGCTGATGCAGCTAGCAGACGGGTCAAAAGACCGTGTTTGCGTCAATATTCCGCCCCGCCACGGCAAAAGTCAGCTAGTTTCCATCTACTTCCCGGCTTGGTTCATTGGCAGACAGCCTAATAAGAAGGTGCTGATGGTGTCCCACACCACGGATCTTGCCGTGGACTTCGGTCGGAAGGTGCGAAACATCATTGATACGGAAGCCTACCGGCAAATTTTTCCTACAGTTAACCTCGCTGCGGATAGCAAGTCAGCAGGTAGATGGAATACTAACGTGGGGGGCGAGTACTTTGCTTGCGGGGTAGGTTCGGCTCTTGCAGGTCGTGGAGCAGACTTACTACTAGTTGACGATCCACATAACGAGCAGGACATCATCAACGGCAACCTCGATATCTTCGATAGGGCGTACGAGTGGTTCACTTTTGGTGCTAGAACCCGTCTGATGCCGGGGGGCCGTGTAGCTATTATACAAACTAGATGGCATTTAGACGATTTAACGGGTCGTGTCGTACGGGACATGACGCAAAACAGCGGGGCTGACCAGTACGAAGTGGTCGAATTCCCGGCAATTCTGGAAGTTAAGAACAAAAAAACGGGGACAATCAGCGAAAAAGCCCTCTGGCCCGAGTTTTTTGACATGCCCGCGCTGCTGCGAACAAAGGCTTCCATGCCCGTTTTCCAGTGGAACGCGCAGTTTCAGCAGAACCCCACTGCCGAGGAAGCGGCTCTAGTCAAGCGGGAGTGGTGGAACACGTGGGAGAAAGAAGACCCGCCAAGCTGCTCTTACCTGATTATGTCGCTAGATAGCGCGGCAGAAACTAATAACCGTGCTGACTTTACGGCGCTAACTACATGGGGCGTGTTCCTCAATAAAGAGACGGACGCCCATAACATCATCTTGCTTAACTCCATTAAGAAGCGAGTTGAATTCCCCGAGCTAAAAGAATTGTGCTACCGGGAGTGGAAAGAATGGGAGCCGGATGCGTTTATCGTCGAGAAAAAATCTAGTGGTACGCAGTTGTATCAGGAGATAAGACGTACGGGTTTACCCATACAAGAGTTCACACCCCACCGTGGAACCGGCGACAAGATGGCACGTCTAAACTCTGTAGCTGATATCATACGGTCAGGTTTAGTGTGGGTTCCTCAGACTCGTTGGGCTGAAGAAGTAGTTGAAGAGGTTGCAGGTTTTCCGTTTGTCAGTAATGACGATTTGGTTGACTCCACAGTAATGGCGTTGATGCGGTTTAGGCAAGGCGGGTTTATACGTCTGCCATCCGACGAGCAAGAAGAAGTTCGTTACTTTAAGTCCCGCCGTGGCGGCTATTATTAAAGGTAGGCTATGCCAGTAGATTCAATTGACAAAGGGTTATACGCAGCACCTCAAGGTATTGAGGCAGAGTTGGGAATGGGCATGGGCATGGGAGATATATCTGATGACGATCTGGACAGCATGTTGGAGATCGAGATTACCAATCCTGACATGGTTACTCTTGATGATGGTAGCGTTGAAATTACTTTAACGCCCGGAGATGATACTGAGGAAGGTGGGTTTGACGAAAATCTGGCGGAAACCCTAGATGAAGGAGTGCAGCAAACCCTAGCAAGCGAACTTATTGAGCTAATTGATGCGGACATAAACAACCGCAAAGACTGGGCAGATACGTTCGTTAAGGGGCTGGATGTGCTGGGGTTCCGGTACGAGGAGCGCACCGAGCCTTGGGAAGATGCGTGTGGCGCGTTCTCTTCTGTGCTTGCAGAAGCTGCGATTAGGTTCCAAGCCGAGGCAATGTCGGAGACTTTCCCGTCAAACGGGCCGGTCAAGACTAAGGTAATGGGGCAGATTACACGTGAAAAGGAAGAAGCATCCGAGCGCGTCAAAGAGGATATGAACTATCAGTTGACCGAGCGCATGGTCGAGTACCGCCCGGAGCATGAGCGGATGCTGTATGCCTTGGGCCTAGCCGGTTCGGCATTCAAGAAAATCTACGTTGATCCCGCGTTGGGTCGGCAGGTGGCTATCTTTATCCCAGCAGAAGATATGTTAGTGCCATATGGCGCGTCTAATCTTGAGTCAGCGGAGCGGATCACGCACGTGATGCGTAAGACCGAGAACGAGATCAAGCGTCTGCAAGCTAACGGGTTCTACCGTGAGGTGGACTTGGGCGAGCCACAGTCATTCCCAACCGACATCGAGAAGAAGAAAGCCGAGGAAGGTGGGTATTCCCTGACCGATGATGACCGCTACACAATCTACGAGGTCCACGCCGACTTGGTGATCGAGGGTGTGGATGAGGACAACATCGAGGATGGTAGCGATATCGGGGACGACGAGGAAGAGCCTAAAGAGATCGAGCAGCTTGCCAAGCCTTACGTGGTAACAATAGAGCGTGCTACAGAGAAGGTGTTATCTATTAGGCGCAACTGGGAGCCGGAAGACCCCCTGCATCAGAAACGTCAGCACTTTGTCCACTACGTGTACGTGCCGGGGTTTGGATTTTATGGACTGGGGCTGATCCACATTATCGGTGGGTATTCCCGAGCGGGAACGTCAATACTGCGCCAGCTTGTGGATGCAGGTACGCTAAGTAACCTGCCGGGGGGCTTGAAGGCCCGTGGTATGCGGGTCAAGGGCGACGACACTCCGATTGGTCCGGGCGAGTTCCGTGACGTGGATATCCCGAGCGGGGCAATTAAAGACAACATCATGATGTTGCCTTACAAAGAGCCAAGCCAAGTGTTGCTCGCGTTGATGACGCAGATCAATGAGGATGGTCGCCGGTTGGGTGCAATCAGTGACATGAACATCTCGGACATGTCTGCCCAAGCCCCTGTGGGTACAACTCTGGCATTGCTAGAACGTACGCTCAAGCCGATGGCGGCGGTGCAAGCGCGGGTGCATTACGCGATGAAGCAGGAGTTTAAGCTCCTGAAAGAACTCATCCGCGACTATACGCCTGAGTCGTATAGCTACGACCCGCAGGACACGACTGATCGCAAGATCAAGCAGTCTGACTATGACATGGTAGAAGTAATACCGGTCAGCGACCCGAACAGCAGCACTATGGCGCAGCGGGTTGTGCAGTATCAGGCAGTCCTCCAGATGGCGCAGCAAGCCCCGCAAATTTACAACCTGCCACAACTACACCGCCAGATGATTGAGGTGCTAGGAGTGAAGAACGCGGACAAACTGGTGCCCATCGAGGAGGACCAGAAACCGGCAGATCCCGTGTCCGAGAACATGAACGTGCTGATTGGCAAGCCGGTCAAAGCGTTTATTTATCAGGACCACGACGCGCATATCGCTGCACATACTAGCTTTATGCAAGATCCGATGATTGCCCAGACGATGGGGCAGAACCCGCAAGCACAGCAGCTTATGGCTGCGTTGCAAGCACATATTGCAGAACACTTGGGCTTTTCGTACCGCAAACAGATTGAGGAGCGCCTCGGTGCCCCGTTGCCTGTGCCGGGAGAAGAACTGCCCGAAGAGATTGAGGTCCAGTTGGCTCGGCTTGTGGCCGAGGCAGGTAAACAGCTTGCTCAAGAACACCAGCAGCAAGCAGCGCAGCAGCAAGCGCAGCAGCAAGCACAAGACCCGATGTTTCAGCTTCAGCAGGGCGAACTCAAGGTCAAGCAAGCTGAAGTGGCAAGAAAACAAGCCAAGGATCAGGCTGATATTCAGTTTGACGAGCAAAAACTTGCGCTTGATCGGGAGCGTTTACAGATGGAAGCCCAGCGTAACGCCCACCAAACGTCTTCTCAGGACCAACAAGCCCAACAGAAGATGCGACTGGATGTTATGAAACATGTAACACAGCAGCCTCCGCGACCCGGAGGCCCACCACGAGGGTGATAAATCATGGCTAAAACCGTCTTTGACGTGCTGAATGAAAAATTAGACGCGCATAAAAACGCGGCTATAGACTCACTTGTATCCGGCGGAGCTAAAGACTTTGCCGAATATAAAGCGACGTGCGGGATTATTCGGGGTCTGTCCCTTGCACGTATGGAAATCCAAGACCTTTCGCGTACTTTAATGGATGATAAAGATGACTGAAGCCCAAACTGTGACTGATGCTGAAATGGAAGCACAACTTCCTGTACCCGTTGGTTACAAGCTGTTAATTGCATTGCCTACTATCGAAGACACGTATGAATCGGGTCTAGTTAAAGCCGAGAATACGAAGCATGTTGAACAAGTCTTATCAATGATTGGACTCGTATTGGACATGGGGACACAAGCCTATTCTGACCCTGATCGGTATCCAGATGGTCCTTGGTGTGAAGTTGGAGACTACGTATTGTTTCGCACTAACACCGGTACTCGGTTCCGCTTCAATGGCACGGAATATCGTCTTATGAACGACGACTCAATTGAGGCTGTTGTTGCTGATCCACAAGGCATTACAAGGGCATAAACGATGGATAAGAACGAATTTAAGTTCCCCGATGAGGTAGAGTCGGAAGGAGTAACAGTCACCGCATCTGACGATGTTGATGTGGAGATTGAAGTTGTTGACGATACTCCCGAAAAAGACCGCAATCGGAAGGCATCAGATCCGCCCGATGAAGTAACTGATGACGAATTGCAAGACTATTCTGAAAAAGTTCGCAAGCGTATTCAGCATTTCAATAAGGGTTATCACGACGAAAGACGCGCTAAAGAGTCCGCTTTACGTGAAAAAGAAGAGCTTGAACGCCTTGCTCGTAAGCTAGTTGAGGAAAACAACTCGCTAAAAGGTACGGTTAACCAGAATCAAGAAATCCTGCTTGAACAGGCTAAACGAGCTGCCGCGCAGGAACTTGACGAGGCCAAACGCAAGTACAAGCAAGCGTATGAGTCGGGTGATTCTGATGCAATGGTTGATGCTCAAGAAGAATTGGTCGCGGCCAAATCTAAAACCGAGCGCGTTAGCAACTTTCGATTACCCCCTTTACAAGAGTCCGAAACTCCTGTACAAATACAACCTAACGCCCCAGTACCGACTGATCCAAAGGCCCACGAATGGCAACAAGCTAATACGTGGTTCGGGTCAGACGACGAGATGACTAGCTTTGCATTGGGGTTGCACCAGAAGCTAGTAAAACAGGGGATTGATCCCCGTAGCGACGACTACTACGAGAGAATTAACTCTCGTATGCGCGAAGTCTTCCCAGATCAGTTTAAGCAGCGCCGTCGAAGTAATGTAGTGGCTCCTGCTACCCGCAGCACCGCGCCTCGAAAAATCGTGCTGACTAGTAGTCAAGTTGCTATCGCTAAACGGCTAGGCGTGCCTCTTGAGGCATACGCTAAACAAGTTGCTCTGGATATGAGGAAATAATCATGGCTGAAAATCGACTGAATCGTGATCTTGAAACCCGGGAAACTGCGAAACGTAAAGTAACGTGGAAACCGCCGGAAACTCTACCTAACCCGATTGCTCAGGATGGGTACGACTTTCGTTGGGTTCGCATTAGCACGCTAGGCACGCCGGATGCTATGAATACCTCGTCCAAACTGCGGGAAGGTTATGAGCCTGTTCGGGCAGTTGATCACCCCGAGATCTTTTCGTCGCCCGCTGCTGATGAGCGATTTAAAGATAACGTGGTAATTGGCGGCTTGATGCTCTGCAAGATTCCCCACGAGTTCACCGAAGCACGGAATGAGTACTACCAAGGCCAAACCGATGCTCAGATGAAATCAGTGGACAATAGCTTCATGCGGGAAGGTGATCCGAGAATGCCGCTGTTTGCGGATAAAAAATCTCAGGTAACCTTCGGTAAAGGTACTTAATTTAAGGAGTCTTAAATGGCTTATCCGATTGTCAATGGCCCATATGGGCTAGTGCCGGTCAACCTGATGGGCGGTATTCCGTTCGCTGGGTCTACCCGGATGATTCCGATTGCACAAAACTACGCGACTAACCTTTTCAACGGCGACGTTGTTGGTCTGTCTGGTGGTAATGCAGTCATCACCCCTTACAACGCCAATAGCTCGTCTGCTGCCGCAGCGGGTAACATTGTTGGCGTATTCTTGGGCACCCAGTACCCCGGTACCAGCCCTATTCTTGGTAACCTGCAAGCGCAGTATTACGCGGCTAGCAACAATCAGCCCGGAATGATTGCGTACGTGATGGACAACCCCACCGCGCTGTTCAAGGCATGTGTTGTGACCCAAGCTCAAGGCTCGGCTAACACGCAAGCTAACACTGGCACGACGGTTGGCTATATGTCGCCTCGGTTCGTTGGAACGAACGCCTTCCTCGTCGCCGGTAACACCGGTAGCACGACGAATGGCAACTCGGCAATGGGTGTGTCCGGTGGTAACCCCACCGTGTCTAGCTCGGTCGCCGGAAACATCGTTCAGACGGTCGGTACCGGCTCGGGCACCGCGCCTTGTTTGCGCGTTGTTCAGTTGGTGCAGGAAACGGCAGTTGTGGTTTCAACCACTCTGACTAGCAGCCCATCGAACGCGACCACGTTCACCGTTGCTTCCACTACCGGTATCCAGCCCGGAATGGCAGTTACGATTGGTGGCACCGTGTATTCGGGCGCAAGCACCGCACCGTTCCCAACGCTCTCTAACTTAGTTGTTACCGGCGTTGTGACCAGCACTTCTACGATTACTGTTAGTTCGGCAGTGACTGCTACCTCTGGTGCAGCCGTGTCGTTCGTCGGTTTCCCAGAAGTGATCGTTGGCTGGAACTTCGGTTACCACAGCTATCTGCTCGCCGCTGGCGTCTAAGGAGTAAATCATGGCAATTTCACGCGCCCAACTACTGAAGGAACTCCTCCCGGGGCTTAATGCTCTGTTCGGTCTGGAGTACAAGCGGTATCCCGAAGAGCACAAAGAGATTTTCGATACGGAAACCTCCGAGCGTTCTTTCGAGGAAGAAACCAAGCTGTCTGGCTTTGGTGCCGCGCCTGTTAAGAACGAAGGTCAAGCTCTCTCGTACGACAACGCACAGGAAGCATGGACCGCTCGTTACAACCACGAAACCATTGCAATGGGTTTCTCGGTGACGGAAGAGGCAATGGAAGATAACCTGTACGACAGCCTGTCGTCGCGTTATACCAAAGCTCTGGCCCGCGCTATGGCGTACACCAAGCAGGTTAAAGCCGCTAACATTTTGAACAACGGGTTTAACTCAGCGTTTAAGTATGGCGACGGTCAGCCTCTGTTCAGCACGGCTCACCCGCTGGTTTCTGGTGGTACGAACAGCAACACGCCTTCCACGGCTGCTGACCTGAATGAGACTTCTTTGGAGTCTGCGGTTATTCAGATCGCTGCATGGACGGATGAACGTGGTCTGCTGATCGCCGCCAAGCCGGTCAAGTTGGTCATTCCTCCTGCTCTGATGTTCGTTGCAACCCGCCTCCTTGAGACGGAACTGCGTGTCGGTACTACCGATAACGATGTGAACGCGCTGAAGAACAATGGTTCGATCCCCGGTGGTTATACTGTTAACCACTTCTTGACCGACACCAACGGCTGGTTCCTGACCACTGACGTTCCTAACGGACTGAAGCACTTTGTGCGTGTCCCGCTGGCTACGTCGCATGATGGTGACTTCGATACGGGTAACATTCGTTACAAGGCACGTGAGCGTTATTCGTTCGGCGTGTCTGATCCGCTCGGTATTTTCGGTTCACCCGGATCTAGCTGATCGGTATGAGGGAAGGGGGCCAAAAGCCCCCTTTTCTTTTTTTAAAGTATATGTTATAAAGTGGCATACCTAGACCACCCGACTTGCTGACTGACTAGGCAGACTTCCCTCAAGAGACAGCAAGTTTTGATTTGAGGACTTTATTATGGGTTTCGCTACTCACCTTGGCCCTTGGTTGCTTGGCACTGTCCGCAACACAACTGGCACGACTGTTGGCTCTATTGAAAACTGCGGCGCAACAATGGTTTCGCAGACGTTCAAAAAGAACTACACCGGACAAGCGGCTTCAGCCACCACTGACACCATCTGTGTTCTTCCGGCTGGCGCTCAGATCCAGTTTATCCATATCGACACGCTGGTTGCCTTTACTGGCTCGACCGCTGCTAACGTCAGTATTGGCGACGGCACGACGGCTGCTCTGTACTGGGCTTCAACCGATGTTACGTCTCAAGGCCGCGCTGCTGCTAGCAACGCAGCAACCAAGCTTGCTGCTTGGGTTGGTGCCGCTTCGACTGCATCGCCTAATGGTATTGGCGTTGGCCCAACGGACGTTAAAGTTATCGCCACGATGACCCCAACCGTTGCCGCAGTGACCGCTGGTACGGTTCAGTACACGGTTATCTACACTGTTGCCGATTCCACTGGCTTGCAGTTCCCCGCGTCTGCGTAAACTAAGTAGGGGGCTGCAATGCAGCAAACTGATGTAAAAAGCACCCACCTGAATTCTTCGGGTTCGGTGTTTGCTGGACGGGCGCGTATTAAGGGGATTGCTATTTGTGCGACAGCCAGCACGGCTGGCACCCTTATTTTGCGCGATGGCGGTTCTGGTGGTGCTTCGGCAATTGAATTGGATATTCCGTCTAATACAAACCCCAACTCCTACTATGTTTCAGTTCCGGGTGAAGGGGTTCTTTGCGCCACTAACATCTACGCATCAATCACTGGCCTTGCTAGTGTGACGGTGTTCTATGGCTAAGTCCCCAGCTTGGCAAAGAGCAGAAGGCAAGGACCCCAAAGGGGGGTTGAATGCGAAGGGTCGCGCATCCGCGAAATCACAAGGGATGAACTTAAAGCCCCCCGCCCCGAGTCCAAAAACGAAAGAAGACGCCGGGAGAAGGAAGAGCTTCTGTGCCAGAATGAGCGGCATGAAATCGAAACTTACATCTTCCAAAACAGCCAACGACCCCGACTCCCGGATTAACAAAAGCCTTCGGGCGTGGAAGTGCTGAGATGGAACATACGATCTGGAACGCAGTTCTTTCGGTAGGTGTCAGTGTTGCGGGGTTCTTCCTCAAGAGCATGTATGACGAGGTAAAACGCCTTCAAGTGCTGATTAACAAAACCCGCGAAGAGATTGCCAAAGATTACGTGACCCGAACGCAGCTAGACGCAGACATTAATCGCATCTTTGATCGGCTCGACCGGCTTGAAGCTAAGATCGACCGACTGGTAGAAAAGCATGCCTAGTACATCAAAAAAACAGCATAATTTTATGGAGGCTGTAGCCCACAGCCCCGCCTTTGCCAAAAAGGTTGGTGTTCCCAAGTCCGTGGGCAAGGACTTTTCACAGGCCGACAAGGGCCGTAAATTTGGTAAAGGTGGTGATATGGCTGAGTCAAAGAAAATGGTCGGTAAGGAAGTGGCCTTCATGAAAAAGAAGGGCGCTCCTGCCGCCATGATGAAACACGAGAAAGCGGAAATGATGGGCATGAAGAAAGGCGGAGCCACTAAAAAAATGGCTGCTGGCGGATCTGCTTCTTCTCGCGCAGATGGCGTTGCCAAGTCTGGCAAGACTAAAGGCAAGATGCTCAACATGGGCGGCAAAACCTGTTAAGGAACTATTATGGCAAACGGTCAAGCTGAAATCTATACCGCTAAAATGGGTCAACCTCCAATGCCGGATGAAGGCCCAACGAAGCCAATGCCTCCTATGGCACGCAAGCGCAAGCCCAAGTCACCCGACTCGGATATTTATACTGCCGACAAAGGCCAGCCTCCAATGGACTACGAAGGCCCGACGACTCCGGCCATGCCCAAGAAAGGTAAACCAATGTTCGCCAAAGGCGGTTCGGTTTCCAAGCGTGCTGATGGTTGCGCCCAGCGTGGCAAGACTAAGGGTCGGATGGTATGAGAGCAAGTCGGGGTATGGGGGATATCAACCCATCTAAAATGCCTAAACCGAAGGTAATTCGGCGCAAGGACAACCCCGATTCTGTTGACTTGTATGCTAAAGGTGGTGGTGTTGGCTTGTACGCCAACATTCACGCCAAGCAAGAACGGATCGCTAAAGGGTCCGGTGAGAAGATGCGTAAGCCCGGGGTTAAGGGCGCTCCAACAAACGAAGCGTTTGTTAACTCTGCTAAAACGGCTAAAAAGTGACTACTTCTGGCACGTACGGTTTTGATCTTGACTTCGCCGAGTTAGCCGAAGAAGCGTGGGAACGTGCTGGCCGAGAAATGCGGACGGGTTACGACCTGCGTACCGCTCGCCGTTCCATGAACTTGATGACCGTAGAGTGGCAGAATCGCGGTATCAATATGTGGACGATTGATCAGGGGGCATTCATTATGACTCCCGGTCAAAACACTTACGCCCTACCAACGGATACAATCGACTTGTTGGAAACGGTTATCCGCACGGGTGCAAACGACCCCTCAACTCAGTTTGATTTGACGATCTCGCGGATCAGCGTTTCTACCTACGCTAGTATCCCTAACAAGATTACTCAAGCCCGACCAATTCAGGTGTGGGTTCAGCGTTTAAGTGGGCAAACATCCCCGACTGGCGCAACGCTCAGTACTACTATTACTAGTACTTCTACCACCATCGTACTCAGCTCAATAGTTAACCTTCCAACTACTGGGTTTATTAAGCTAGACAACGAAATTATTAACTACGGATACATCTCAGGGAATACCCTATACAACTGCTTCCGTGGACAAGCTAATACAACCGCAGCAGCGCATACAGCAGGTGCTACGGTATACAACCCCAATCTCCCAGCCGTTACCGTTTGGCCCACCCCGGATAGTTCGCAGACGTATCAGTTCTTATACTGGCGGATGCGTAGGATTCAAGATGCTGGGTCCGGTGTTAATACCGCAGACATTAATTTTAGGTTTTTGCCTTGTTTGGTGGCGGGGCTGGCGTATTATATTGCTATGAAAGTGCCGGAACTGATGGACCGGCTACCGATGCTAAAGCAAGCGTATGACGAACAGTTTGATATTGCCGCCGCTGAAGATAGGGAAAAAGCCCCAATCCGGTTTGTTCCGAGGGCGTTTCGCGCTGGTAGAGGTTAGCCATGAGTAACCGCTTTGCCGCTGGCTACAAGGCGATTGCTGAATGTGATGTATGTGCATTTAGGTATAAACTACACCAGCTTCGTAAGCTGATTATCAAGACCAAGGTTACTGATATTAAGGCGTGCCCAACGTGTTGGGTTCCAGATCAACCGCAGTTATTGTTAGGGATGTACCCAGTAGATGATCCGCAAGCCTTGCGGAGTCCACGTCCAGATTTATCCCTAAATAGGAATAGCCGAGGGTCACGAGATATTCAGTGGGGTTGGGCACCGGTCGGTGGGGGTAGAGGGTTTGATGATCCGCTAACACCAAATTACTTGGTTGCAACAACATACGTTGGTACAGTAACGGTTACGACATCATAGGAGTCCGACATGGACAAGAAAGAAGTTAAAGCTATCGCGGATACGGAAGTCCGCGCCCACGAGAAGAAGTTGCACCCCGGTGCCAAGAAGATGAAAGCCGGTGGTCCGACCACGGCTGATCGCGCAAAGTACGGGAAAAATATGTCTCGTGCTATGAACCAGCGCGGTAGCGCACGGGGGAAGTGATGGCTACATATAGCATGAAAAAGGGTGGTAAGGAAGTTGGCCCTGCTTCGACATATGCCGAACCGCATACTATGACTGGCGCAGACATGGACATTGAGGCCCATGTTAAAGCTCACAACGCCAAAGATAGTATGGCCGAAGTGCGTATGAGTGTGGACGGCTACAAAAACAAGCCTTACGCTGAAACCAAAACTTCTGGTATTAAAGTTCGTGGTACTGGCGCAGCTACTAAAGGTCTGATGGCTAGGGGTCCGATGGCATGAACTACACCGAGTTGTGCGCCAACATTCAAGATATCACTGAGAATACGTTCACTAGTGATCAGTTGGCTATGTTCACGCAACAAGCGGAACAGAAAATATACAACACGGTTCAGATTGCTAATCTGCGGAAAAACGTAACTGGCATAACGACCGCCAACAACAATTATCTGTCCTGCCCGATAGATTTTTTGTCTGTTTATTCAATGGCCGTTATTAACGCAACTGGCGAGTACTCGTACCTTCTTAACAAGGACGTGAACTTTATTCGCCAAGCGTACCCTCAACCTACGGATACCGCGATCCCCAAGTACTATTCTATTTTCGGGCCGCTTTCAAGTAACGTAAACGAGCTTTCGTTTATGCTCGGGCCGACCCCCGACGCAGCATACAGTGTTGAACTGCACTACTTTTATTATCCGCCGTCTATCGTTACCGCAGGTACTTCGTGGCTTGGGGATAACTTTGATTCCGCGTTGCTTAACGGTGCGTTGATTGAAGCAATTAGGTTTATGAAGGGCGAACAGGATATCATCGCTAATTACGAAAAACTGTATTTGCTGTCAATTCAGTTGCTCAAGCAGTTGGGCGACGGCAAGCAGCGTCAAGATGCGTACCGTAGTGGTCAGTATCGTCAACCGGTGTCCTGATGGCTATTATCCAAACCCAGACGACCAGCTTCAAAGCCGAGTTGTATCAGGCTATTCATAACCTGACGACTGATACGTTGAAGATAGCTTTATATACCGCCAACGCTTCTTTAGACTCAAGCACAACTGCGTACGATACCACTAACGAGATTACAGGTACGGGGTATACCGCTGGGGGTGTGACTATCACTGGGGTGACAGTTAATTCTTCCGGGTATACAGCATACGTCAGCTTTAATAACCCTAGCTGGCCCTCTGCTTCGTTTACGGCTCGTGCGGCCCTAATCTATAATTCTAGCAAAGCTAACCGGTCTATCGCGGTGTTAGATTTTGGGTCTAATAAAACGGTGTCCGGCAACACGTTTCTCATTACGCTCCCAACCAACAACGCATCAGATGCGTTAATCCGGTCTTCTAATTAGGTTTAAATCATGGAAAAAATGCTCGCATCTGGTCGCTTCCACGTTCTTTGCTACGACGAGAATGGCAACCTCAAATGGGAAGAAACGAACCCTAACTTGGTTGTTAACACCGGCATCCAGTACATGGCTGGCACTGCGCTGACTAGCGTGACGCAAATTACTAGCTGGTACATTGGCTTGTATGGCGCTGGGGCATCAAATACTCCCGCCGCTGGCGACACTATGGCGAGCCATGCTGGGTGGACTGAAGTTACAAACTACAGCCAAGCCACCCGCGTAGCTGCAACTTTTGCAACTGCCACTACTGCTGACCCATCAGTGGTTACCAACTCGGCGTCGGTTGCTGCGTTTAGTATCAACGCTGGTGGCACGATTGGTGGCGCGTTTCTGACAAGCGGCAGCGCAAAGTCTGGCACTACCGGGACGCTGTTCTCCGCTTCGGACTTCACTGGCGGCGACCGCACGGTTGTTAACGGCGATACCTTGAACGTGACCTACACATTTAGCTTAGACGCGGCTTAATCAAGGGTGGGGCATGAAGAACATTCCCCCAACCTACACCTTCCTTTACGATAAGGTAAGGTTTTCGGTCTACCACGCGAACACGGGGGAGGGGCTTCCCCGTCATGAACATACGTTTGCTCATCTGACAATGTGCGTTGCCGGTCAAGCCGCCATTCGTAAAGAAAACCTTTACAAGGAAATGGACAAAGACACTGTGCCCGTGATTCTCAAAGAACGCGAATGGCATGAGGTCGAGGCGTTGGTAGACAACACCATATTCATTAACGTATTTCCATCCGGGGAGCAAGAATGCCAGCCTGCGTGATGTTTAACGAAAAAAACGAAGCCGTCAGGGTTTGCATGGCTGATCCGGGCGATTGGGTTGAGGAAGGCTGGCGGCTGGAAGTTATCCCAGAAGGTCATACATGGGACGGTAAAGCCATTGTTACGCTACAAGAGTTTTACGGCATGTTAGCCCCTAACATGGTTGAGCCAGAAGTTATCTAATGGTAGCTCCAGTAGTTGTTATTGCCATTACGTCTGGAACTCGTTGGAGGGTTCCAGCCGACTGTACGTCTGCGACTATTGAATGTATTGGTGGCGGCGGCGGTGGCGGCGGTGCGTATTCAAAAACCACCGGCCTTTCGTTAACACCCCTTTCGTTTGCTTATGTAAATATTGGAGGAAGCGGCGGAGACACTTGGTTTAACAAAACCACTAACGCCGCACCAAGTTCAACCACAAACGGTGCTTTGGCAAAAGGCGGGAGTCTTAGCTCTGTTTCTTGCTGTGACGCAACAATTCTTGGGGGTCAGGCCTCTGGAGGGGTCGGTGATACTGGCGCAAAATTTTCTGGGGGTAATGGGTTAGCCATTTTCACTTGTGGCGGGGCTATTTACGAAGTTGGCGGGGGCGCTGCTGGCCCATCTGGTCCGGGTGGAAACGCGGGGGCGACAAATTATCTTGGTGGCGGAGGCGGTGGTGGCGGTGCCAACAACGGGACAAGCGGGGGTAATGGATCTATCAGACCCTCCTCTGGTGGGACGGGTAATGGAGGCACAGGTGGAAACGCGGGTGGTGGAGGCGGTTCCGGGGGGGCAGGGGGCACTTCTAGCACAATCGGGTCTGTTGGATCTCCGGGTACAAATGGTGGCGGTGGCGGCGGTGGTGGTTATGCAACAGTCGCCGGAAATGCCGTAAACGACGGTGGTGGCGCTGGGTCCATGCAAGCGGTCTGGACAGATTACTTGGGTAATTCGTATGGTCCCGCTGGTGGTTCAGGAGGCGAACCGGGATCAAATCTAGGGCTTTCTAGAACCATAACAAGAAGAACCAATTACGGTGGTGGTGGGCCTATAAGCGGCGGTCAAGGTCTTATTATCGTTACCTACACCCCGGTAGTGACGATTGGCAATTCGTATACTGAAGTATTAAATGAATATGGCCCAACCTCTTCAAGCACGCCAAGCCGTTGGCGCATTCCTTATGGCGTAGAAACAGTAACTGTTCACGCTATTGGCAGTGGGTCTGTCGGGGTTTTGGCGGCTCCTTGGTATGGCGGCGGTGGTGGGGCTTATGCTTCATCTGCGGTTGATGTAAGCACGCTAAATAACACTGATGCTTATTACTTAAATTATTACACGACTAGCACTGGTTTTTTTGGTGGGTCGGATGCTTGGTTTAATAGATCCTCTTCTTCTGCCCCAAGCAGTTCTACAAATGGCGCGTTAGCTAAAGGGGCAGCTTACCCCGGTCAAACTGGTGGAAGCGGTGGGTTTTCGATAGGCTCAACAACTTGGGCCGGTGGTAATGGTGGGTCTGGCGGCGGCACAACCATTAACAAACAAGGCGGCGGGGGCGGCGCTGCTGGACCCTCTGGTCCGGGTAGAAACGGCGGGAGTCCATCTAGCACAGCAAATAGTTCTGGTTCAGCCGGTGGTGGCGGCGGCGCAAACGGCGGGTCTTCCTCTAGCGGGAATAATGCTTCTAGTGCAACGGTTGCGGGGGCCGGAGGTGGTGGTAATAGTGGCTCGGGTGGCGGAGCAGCCGGGACTGCTACAACTATTGCTGGCAACGGAACAAACGGCGGGGGTGGCGGAGGGGGTAAAAACACCGTAGGTCGGATGAATGGTGGCGCAGGGGGAATGCAAGCCATTTGGACCGACTCGGGAACGGGTAGCCAATACGGCCCCTCTGGTGGTAGCGGCGGTGTAGCAGCAATAAGCTCATCAAGTTACGGTGGGTCAGTATCACCAAGTTACGGTGGGGGGACTAGCGTTGACAGGATTGGTCCAAGCTCTACTCGCGCTGGCACTCCACTAATTGTCCTCCAATACACCATAACCAAAGCCGTACCCACTATATACGACGTTTCCATTAGTGAATCGGCGTCGGGGGCGGAAACAACTAGCAGTGCTTTATCAAACAACGTCTACGGGTCAATTGACGAATCGGCATCTGGCGCTGACACGTTAAGTAATATCAAAGTAAAAGTTATTGTTATTACGTCAGGTACGCTTTGGAGAGTTCCAGCTGATTGCACTTCTGCGACTATAGAGTGTATTGGTGCTGGACGCATTAGTGGCGGCGCATACGCCAGAACAAACAACGTAACATTAACTCCCACGTCCAGCGTTTTTATTAGTATTCCTCCTTTTGGCCCAGACTCAACTTGGTTTAATAAAACAGCCAATACCGCACCAACCGCAGGTCAAACTGATCGCGGAGCATTGGCTGCTGGCGGCGCTTTTAGCTCGGGTTTGGGGTTCTACAACATAGGCGGCGGGGCGGCGGTTAATTCTGTTGGGGATGTTCGATACGACGGAGGCGGAGCAAGAGTTGGTTACACTTACTGCTGTTTTTCTTGTAGCGGCACTAACACATTTTATTCTTATGGCGGAGCGGCTGGACCGCAAGGCGTTGGCGGTAACGGTCTATTAAACTCCACGTTTGGGGGTGGTGGAGGCGCTAACGGTGGCGGCTCAGGGACTAGCACTCTTGGCGGTAACAATCGTTCTGGAACCGGCGGCGGCGCAAACAATGGCGGTACAGGTTCTAATGGCGGCGGCGGTGGCCCTAATGGCGCTATTGGTACTGGATTGGGGAGTTACGACCCTGTTTGGACCGACTCGTATTCATTACTTTCATATGGACCGTCTAGCGGTTCCGGGGGGTCAGCGTCTTACTCTACGTCTTGTAATGGTGCCGGTGTGGGCCCGGTTACTCGCGGCGCTGGTGGCGGAGCGTTTGGTGGCACCCCCGGAATTATTGTTATTACTTATGTTCCAGCAGCAATAACGCCCGGAACGTACACTGAAACTTTTCCTGTAAAGGCGCTTTTTAGTGGTACGCAAAGCATATGGTATTCGCCCGTAGCAGCGCAAAACGTAAAAATTGAAATTATTGGCAGCACAGATATCAATAGAAGGGGAGGGGTCTATGTATCAAGCACTTTAGCTCCTACTCGGTTATACCTAAGTTATATTGAACCGACCTATGGTCCTCTTTACGTCAGTACTACAGGTTTTACTTTACCTACATCGCCTTCCGAAGGGGCTTACGCAGCAACTGACGGACTTAGTGCTAGTTCTATAGGGACAACTAAATATTCTGGTGGTGCGCCCGGCGCTAGTACTTACGATTCTGGCTATGAGTCATACTTATTGGGAGGAGGTGGTGGCGCGGCTGGTCCTGACGGCGCGGGTAGCAGTGGCGGCGCTGCGTATTCCGGGTTTGTAGCATTTGCTCCTAGCGGCGCTGGGGGGGGCGGGTCTGCGTC